TACACGTCCGGCTGCCACTCCCATCCGGCGCACTGCCCGAACACCGGGGCGTGGTCATCGAAGGGGACCGGATGGGTGTTGCGCCGGTAGCGGGGCGGGAGACGGTACGTCATTTGATCTCCCTCCACACACGGTCCACGCGGGCCGCCTGCTCGTCGGTCAACGTGACCGGCGGTTCGTTGTGGTGCCGGTTCACGACCCCCACCGGGCCCGGGTCGACCACTTCGACATCGAGCCAGCCGGCCAACTGGGTCGCCTCAGCGGCACCGGGAAGCAGGTCGAGATCCCAGATCGCCCACGGGTCGAGCCGCAGACACGCCTGCGTCCACCGGCACCACGTGTCGACGGCGAACTCGAGGAGGTCATCGCAGGGGGGCACGAGGCCCTGCCGCACCGTCAGGTAGGGGCCCCAGTCGGGGGCACGCACGAGGCTGGTGATCGTCGCCAACGGGTCCCGCACCTGCAACACGATCGGGCCGTCGAACCTCGTGCCCAGCAAATCGGGGACGGCCAACCACGACGAGTCGGCAACGCAGTCACGGCGGGGCTCGTCGAGCGGATGCCACCACGCCTCATGGCCGCAGTCGATCCCCGCAGCGGTCAGCATCTCGGCGGTGTAACCAGAGCCGTGGCGGCCCACCCCGACGATCGCGGCGCGTGGCATCAGTAGCCGCTACCGGTGCGTTCGCCGTCGTGGATCACCCACGGGTCGTCGCCACGGGCACCCCAGTAGCCAGACACGGCGTCAGGGTTGGCGAACACCTCGCGGGCGAACACCGCTTCGCTGTGCGGCTTCTTCGGCCACGGATGGCGCGCCACGAACTCGTGGCGCCACAGCGACGGGTTCGTGGTCACGAACTCGCGGTGCTCCAGATGCTCGTCGTGGTCGGTGTAACCGTCCGGGTTCAGCTCGATCACGCCGCCGACCGCCAACTCGCCGGGGAACCACGCCTGCCGGCGGAGCGCCATCTGCACGAGGTTCGGCCGGTCGTCCATGACCGCCTGCATCGCCCCCAGATCGACCGGGCGCGTCGCCACGAAGTCCTCTTCGATCACGAACGCCCACGGGACCCCGCGGGCGGCGATCTCCGCCCACACACGCCGGTACGCGCCCCCGAACCCCGTGCCGCCCTTCGTCGGGCACACCTCGATGTCGGGCCAGCGGTGCCGGATCAGGGCATGCCAGTCCGGGTCGCCCGAGTCGTCCACCACGATGCGGGCCGCGATGTCGCCGGCGAGGTGTTCCCCGAACGACTCGATCGCCCGCGGCAGGCAGTCGGTCCGCCCGTTCGACACGAACACCACCAGCACCCCGCCGGGCCGCTCACGCACCGCCAACTCGGACGCCAGCGCGCCGGGGTCGACAATGCCACCCTGCCGGTTCCACATAGCGTTACCGGCCAACCACTCCGGCGTCGTCTTCTTCCGCAGGCTCGTCTCGTGCCACAGGTGGAACACGATGCCCGGCAGACGCACCACCCCACCGCCGAGCGTCCGACAGGCGTGATGGAACTGGCGGTCCTCCGGCGACCAGCCAACGAACCGCTCATCGAACCCGCCGACCCGATCGAACAGGGCCCGGGGCACCACAACGCACGAGGAAACGTGATCGGCCCACGTGTGCGCCACGTTCTGGCGCACGTCCCATCGACCGTTGAACCCGTCGAGGACCATGCCGGTCGCCCGCTGGTTCAACTCGACCCGCTGCCCGAACGGCAGCACCGCCCGCCCGGTCTCCGCCGCCACCTTCACCCCGGCGCCCACCTCAGGCGGGATCACGTCGGAGTCGGCGATCACCAGCACGTCGGCGCTGGTGCGGCGGGCAGCGTCGTTGATCGACGCCGACCGAGAGAACGGGTCCCCGATATCGCCGCCCTCGACGATCTCCCAGCCGGGGTACTCCGACTCCCACCAGGCCCGGCAGTAGTCCCACAGGCGGTCGCGATGACCGCCATCGGCACGACGGGGGACCAGGACGGCGACGCTCACCAACGCGACCAGCCGACCGGCGGCTCAGCCCAGTCGTCCCACTCGAAGTTGTCGACCACCGCAGCGGTCTCGAGCGAACCACGGGTCGTGGAGATCGTGCCGAGCCCAGCGAACCCCGACTCGGTCGGGTAGCCAAGCTCCACCGCCTGGGCGAGCATGTCGCGCTCCGCCCGATTGAAGAACACCGCAGAGGGGTCCACGGTAACCGACTCCGACATCGGGCCCAGCGTCTCCGAACGCGACGTCGCGCCTTCGGGGTTGCGCAGGTACCGGGCGGCAGCCAGCACAGTGACCGCCCGCAGGTACTCTGCCGCCGCGGCCGGCATCTCGATGAGGGCGCCGTCGTCGTCCACCCACGTCTGCCCGGTGGCCGCACGTACCGCCATCGACACGGCCCACAGGGCATGCTCGATGGACGGCGCTGGGATGCCCGCGAGCTCCGGCACCTTCGCCATGTCGCTGGCCCCAGCGAACGAGGGGAGCGTCATCTCGTCACCTCCCGTTCGCAACGAACGCGGCCGGGCGAGGCACCTTCACGATGCCCCGCCCGAACTGCGTCAGGATCCCGAACCGCCCGTGATCTTCACGGCCCGGATGAACTCCAGGTCGCTGGTGTCCTGGGGGTCCTCGGCCGGCTCCCACACGCCGGTCTCATCGTTGAACTCGCCGTGGTCCCGCACGATGTCGGAGCCCACGAACGCGTCGAAGCCGAGGATGTCGACCCAGCCGTCCGCCGAGGCGTCGAACTGGCGGATCGCCCGCATGGCGAAGCCGTTGTACGCCATCGACGCACCCCAGGCGACACCGTTGGGCACCTGCGGCACCTTCGACGTCGCGGCGTACGCGGTCCGGTGGAACGCGTAGCCGGCGTCGGGGTCGAGGCCGGGCACGGTCACGATGCGGTCGAACCCGGCGATCGGGGCGATCGTCGCGTTCCGCAGCGCCTGCGTGGCCGTGTCGCCCGCCGAGTCCCAGCGGCGCAGCTGGTCCGACTTGATGGCCTCGTTCGCCAGCCGCGAGCCGAGAGCGATGAAGCGGCCCGACGTGGGCACCCGGGCGAGGTCGAGCGCGAGGCCGCAGTCGGCGAACACGCCGTGCGGGTCGTCGCCATCCCACGCCACCTCCTGGGCGTAGCTGGCGCCGTCCATCAGGTCGGCGAGCTCGTCCTCCCAGCCCTCCGCCATCGCCCGCGTGATCGGCTGCAGCACCTGCCGGCCGAAGTCGGCGATGTCGAGGGTCAGCTCCTCGTCGGTGATCTCCACGTCCTTGTACAGGTTCGTGTCGAGCGTGACGGAGACCTTGCCCTCGGTCAGCGAGCCGCGGTTGCGGGTGGTGCCGGAACGCATCGTCCGCTTGCGGGACGAGGTGCCGGCGGGGATCGACAGCGTGATCGTGTCGTTCTTGGCGCCCGTGAAGTCACCGCCGGGATCCATCCAGACGAGCTGGGGCAGGACGATGTCCCGCTGCAGCGCACCCAGGACGGCGCCGACGACCTTCTCGGCCTTGATCGTTTCGATTGCCACGGGGACCTCCTATGGTCGTGGTGGTTGACCGCGGCGGCCCGTGGCAGGGACCTCGCGGGGTGTCACGGAAGCGGGATCGCGTCCGCCAACTTGGCGGGATCGACCTTCTCCTCCGCTTCCTCCGTCGGATCGCCGCCACCGGTCAGGTGGCCGCCGCCGCCGGTTGCCCGGGGCTTCTGCGACGGAGGTGCTCCCGAGCCGCCTCCGGCGGTCGGGAACGCTTCGAGGAGCTCGTCGGCGTCCGCCTCGAGTTCCTCACGGGTCGCGCCGCTGAGCCGCTTGGCTTGGGCCGGCGTGAGCCCCTTCGCCGCTACGACCTCGGCACGCAGGGCGCGCTGGTCGCTGTCGGCAAGTTTCTGTTCGAGGTCGGCGAGTTGGCCGGCGAGCTTCTCGCTCTCCGACTTGCCCGCGTTCTGGGCCTCGTTGATCTTGGAGAGGGCGGCGTCTCGCTCGCTCTCAGCGGTCGCGAGCTTCGCCGCGGTGGCCTTGGTGGCCTCCTTGGCGGTCTCGACGTCCTTGCGCAGGTTCTGGGTCAGATCCCACGCCTTCTGGGGGTCGAACTCTTCGTCCGATCCCCACGGTGGCTTGGTGGTCAGGGGGTGCCCTCCTGGGGCGTCGTGATCCCCGTCCTGCGGGGCTCGGTTGTCGTCGCCTTGTGGAGGCGGCCGAACTCGGCGCGCACTTCGGCGGCACGATCACGGCCGACTTCGCCGCGTTTGCGGCGGCGTTCCAGTTGCGGAACTGCCCGGTCGGCCTTGCGGTACAGGTCGGCGAACTGACGTGCCGACGGCGACAGGGGAGCGTCGTCCCAGTAGGTGGGCTCGGCGGTACATCCGCACTTGCGGTGTGCCTCGAAGCTGCCGGAGCTCTCGGTGTTGTAGACGGCGCCGCGGCCGGCGAGCATGGCGCAGAACGCACACGGAGACCCGTCCGTGACCCTGCTGTAGCCCCGGGCCCGCCGATCGGCACGGACCGTGTCCACGATCGTCCGGCGGCCCCCGTTGAGGATCTGGCGGGTCAGCTCGCCCTCGATGTTGACGAGCGTCGTGCGGGCGATCTTCGACGGCTGGACGCCCAATCCGTTGAGCCGGTTCGCGTTCATTGGGCCGACGTAGCGGAGATTCGGGACGACCAGATCCGCAAGCGGCACATCGGGTACCGCTGCAACGATCCGGCCGGCGACACCCTCGGCGGCGCGGAACTCGGGTAGGTACGTCGCGGCGATCCTCGCCGACAATGGGAACCGGGACTGCACGAGCGCCACCAGGACCGGTTCGAGCTTCGCCCACGACCCGTTGATGTCCGCCGGGTTGAACGCCGGCCAGACCCGCAGGAGGTCACGCACGAGGCTCTGACGAAGCCTGAGCTGGCTGGTGCGCTGCGCCGCCGTCAGGCGAGCCCCGGCGTCCGTGGCGGCCATCAGGCCGCCGCCGGCACCGCCGGGTCCGTCTGTTGACGGTCGAGCTCGGTGAACAACTGGTTCAGGGCGTCGCTCTCGATGAGCGACTTGGCGCGCTCGATGTCCTGCTCGGTGAACCCGGGGATCTTCTCCCACAGCACCTGCACCGGCACGTTCAGCATCTGAGCGAGCTTCCCCAGCGCGTCCGCCGCCTGGGCGAGAGAACGAATCTCGGTGTTCTTCCAACGCACCTCGGCCTCGAAGTCGCCGGCACCATCGGAATCGCCGTCGACATGCGCCGACAGGCGGAGCCACTGCTCCCACGACTCGCCGAACACGTAGCGCCGCTCATCGGACTTCGCGCTCCGACCCGCCTTCGCTTCCACGATCGCTTCGGCCGCCAGGTTCTGCATGCCGAGCATCTCGTGGAACGGCGTCTGCGACGTCGCGCCGAGCGTCTTCACGTCAGCGTCGTGCGCCTCGATGAACCCCGACAGGGGCGTGGCGTCGAGTGTGCCGAACCGGGTGTCGGGATCCTCGGCCACCAGGATGTCCTCGACCTTGAGCCGCAGCTTCGCCTGGTCGGGCGTCTCCTTCGTCACCGCGGTCGTCTCGTTCACCGACATGCCGGCGATCGTGCGCACCACCCACGACGCGAACCGCTGCACCACCAGCCGATCGAACTTCGTCTGGTCGATCGCACCGAGCAGCGGGATGTACGGCTCGATCTCACCGCACGAACGGCCCTCGAGGTCAAACCTGTTGGCGAACCGCACCACCGGGGTCACGCCGGCCGGATGCTCCGTCGCTCCGATGTGCTTCGCCTTCGAGCCGAGCCCACCCATGATGAGCTCGTGCTTCGTGGCGTCGTCGTACACGGAGATCAGCAGCTTGTCGGCGTTGATGACCCGCACCCGCATCGCGACATCGGGCCAGTCGTCCTGGGCCGGGTCGTCGAACAAGGCGATCATCTCCCGGGGCGAGAACCCGCGCATCTCCGCCATCGACTCGCCCGTGAGCGTCGCACCAGGCATCGACACGCCGTAGGCGAGCCCGTAGCCAAGCGCAGCCCGATGCACAGGGATCTGACGGGCATCCATGTTGTTCGCCTGCCAGCGACGCCAGCCGGCGCTGTTCTCGGGGTCCGTGGCCCGCCGGTAGCCCTCCACGTACAGCGTCTGAGCGACCGACGTGACGATCAGGTCACCCCACGGCTCGGTAGCCCGCTCGGCGAGCTGCCGGTACTCCTGGGTCGACTGGCGGGGCGCGTGCGGCTTGTCGTGATCCCAGCGCATCCACCGGTCGATCCGGTCGAGCCGCTGCCGCTCCCTCTGCCAACGCGGCATCAGCTCGTTCTCCACGAGGGCCACAGCCTGGTCGCCTGTGTAGCTCACCAAACCACCCCCGATCGCTGAGTCGACTTGCCGTCCGTCA